CGCTCGAACTCATCAACGGCGGGGCCCATGTCTTTGAAGCCCTGACCAAAACCCACCATCTCCGGCAGCGTGATGTCGTATTCGGACATCAGCTGCAGCAGGTCTTCGATGCGCCAACGGTCGTACGCGATGCGCTCCACGCCGAAGTAGGCAGTGATCGTGACCAGGCGCCGCAACACATGCAGCTTGCTGATCGCCCGACCAGGTGTTGTTTCAAGGTGCCCGGCCTTGACCCACATCGCATACGGCACCTTGTCGCGATCCTCACGGCCTTGCAGATCGTCGTCCGGGATCCAGAAGTACGGCAACACCCGCCAGTGCGGATCGTGCGGTGCAGGCCAGAACAACAGAACGAACGCGGTCAAGTCCGTGGTACTCGCCAAGTCCAACCCGCCGACACAGCGACGGTTGCGCAACATCCGCATCGGCACCCGCTCTTCTGCCTGCTTCCAAACCGCCCACGAAATCCATGGGGCGTCAGCCTGGGTCCACTCGCAGAAGTTCAGGCGTCGCACCACCGACTCTTGAGCCGGTAACCCCCGGGCGGCCTTCACCTGCTCGCGCAAGTACTTGCGACCTGGGATGCCATCGGCCTGCCCTTCGGCAATGTGATCGAGCGAGGGGTTGACCTTCGCCCAGCAGCTTTCGTCCTTGAACGGATCGTCGCCTTCGTCGAGTGAGCAGATGAAGGCAAAGAAGCTGTCCGTCGTCTTCGATGCCGGCGCAGATCCGCACGCCCAGGTCGTGATACTGACCGCACACCGTTTTCTTGTCAGAGCCGCTGTTGGTGATCATCACCACCATGGCCTTGCGGCGGTTCTTGGTACCGGCGCGCATCATGTTTACGGTGGCGGCGGTTTTTGTGTTCGTGCACCTCATCAAGNAAGCCGATATGTGGCCGCGGGCCTGACTTGCCTTCGTCGGCACTGATCGGCCGGAAGAACGAATTGGTGTTGGGGTAAAACAGGTTCCACACTTTTTCGTCGCGCCCCGNCTGCACCAGGCGCNATCGGAGCTTCGTGGACATGTCGACCATCGACACGGCGTCACGGAACAGGATCATCGCCTGATCGCGCTTGGTGGCAGCGGCGTAGATCTCGGCGCGCTGCTCGCCATCAGACACTAGACCATACAGGCCGATGCCTGCCACCAACGGGCTTTTACCCGACCCTTTCCCCGTCTCGATGTAGCCCAACCGAAAGCGTCGGAACCCGTCAACCGTCATCCAACCAAACAGACTGCCGATAACGAATGCTTGCCACGGGGCCAGCAGAAAGGGCATGCCTTCGTAGTCGCCGCCGTTAAGGCAAAGCACCTCTTCGAAAAAACCGATGGCTCGGTTGGCCTTGGCCAAGTCCCAGATCAAGCCGCGGGCCGGGCCATGTTTCAGGTCCTGTAGGTGCCTCTTGCAGGCGTTGCGGACATTAGGGCCGGCGACTATTTCGTCAGCCAACACTGTCAGGGCGAACGCGCTTACGCGATCATCAGTTGAAGTACTTGTCTGCGGCGTCTCGTTGCTCATTGGCGAATAGCTCACCTTGCGGTGCCGGCGACGTTTTCAGATTGCGCCGGGACATGGGCGACAGGCCGAACTGGGCGCCGGCGGCGTTGGCACGCTTTTCTGCGTCATTCGCAAGCTGGCGAAGGACGTGCATTTGCTGCGCGCCGGTTTTAAAGGTCTGGATGTCGCCGCCCAGGTCATCGTCGGAAGCATCGTTGCGTTTCGTGATCAACCGCTGGTACCGCCGCCAATCGGCAGTCGCCTGGCAGTAGGTGGCCAGCGCCATCGAATCCAATTTAGATACGATGCCCAGAGAGATCAGCGCCGGCACCAGTTGCTCCCACTCGGCGACAGCATCAGCCGAAAGCACGTCCGGCATCGGCGGCGCGCCGACTGGCACCGGCGGCGCCGCGACTTGCGCCAACAGGTCGCTGACATTTTCGCGCCCCCGGTTTCCTTGCAACAACTTCAGCGCCGCCGGTGTTCCAGGGCGACCCGAGTTTCCGTTTCCGGCCATAAATACCCCCTGTCAGTTGATACCCCCCCTCCCTCATTTATCCCGACTTTGCACACGACGGGGGGCAAGCGGTCTAGAAGAGAATCCGAACGAAGTTTTTTCACCCCCCCTACCCTCGGGGTGGTGCCATTTTTTGGTGCGCCGGAGGCGGCTGATCACCGGTTCCAGTGGTGCCCCGGATCGACTGGCCGGCCGTCGGCCTGACAGCCAGGGAGCCGACCGCTCTTCTCCATCCGTTGCTTGGTCGAGTCATGGCAGAACTTGCACAGGCTTGCCCAGTTCTTTGGGTTCCAGAACAACTTCCATGCGGCCTTGATGCGAGCCGGATCACCACTGTCCTTGGCGTCCTTCAGCTTGGGTGCAATCTTGTGGTCAACCACAGTGGCAGCAACCGGACGCTGATCGGTCGAACACATGGTGCAGTAGGGATGGTGACGAAGATGCCCATCACGGGACTTCTGCCACTTGTACCCATAGCCACGCTCAGTGCTGCTACCTCGTCGATCATCGTTCGGACTGGACATCGACAGGAACCTCAGTGACACCGAGCCGCTTCGCGACCCAACGCTCATACAACCCAATCGCCACATCAGCGCCGGCCATCGCAGTGAGGCATCCGATCGCGCCTGCCGTCCAGACCGACATACCGGCGCCGATCATCAGCATCATTGCCGACACACCGCAGACGATGCAGGCACCAGACCGCAGAGCCAGGCGCCGCAACAATGCCCAGCCTCGCGCGCCGTCTTTATCTGCGCGCCACATCTCACCCGAAACGCCGCCAACCAAAGCCAAGAGGATCACCAACCAGATCGGCATTTCCGCCAGCGCCTGCTGTTCGTTTGTCATGTTCTGTCCTAAGTGGTGGTGCCGGAACCATAAAAAGAAAACCCCGCCGAAGCGGGGTTTGGTGACCGGCTCAGGGAAGGCCGGGTGAAGCTGCACAGCACATGCGAGGTCAGCGCCAAGGCGCAAATTCCATATCGTGGGGACTTTTTACCCCTCTCCGGAAAAACCGAAAAGCGGTCATTTTCGGTAGGTCAACAAACGACATGCAAACGACCACAATACGACCACAATACGACAAAGTACCCCGACGAACGGTAGCTAACAGGCCCGGGCACGCTTACTCGTTGATGCCCGAGTAAGGTTGGTTTCGAGTGCACCACTGCGCCTATCAAGTCCCCGGGTCGTCGCGCTGCGAACAGTGAGGATCAATTGCACCTGCTGATGCAGACGATGAACCCAATTCCGGGTACGTCCGGTCAGCATCTACAGGAAGTCCGAGTAACTGCAACTGAGATCGAACCGAGTACGCAGGTTGTGGCAAAATAGCGATTGCGAGCCAAGGCCGCGAGTTGAGCCCCTTTCTCTGACTGCCGCTCAAGTTGCGCAAGGGCCGCAGCGACCTCTGTTGCCACATGATCCATACCACCACCCGCCGCCATCAANAGATCCCGCGACCCTGGCGTACCACGTGGCGCGCTACCGCCCCACAGCATGATTGTTGCCATCGGGCTGCCCAGGCCAGCGCCGTCGCCAACTTGGCAGTGCTGGCGCGCCCAATGCTGCATTAGCTCTTCAATTTCCTCGATCATCGACCTTCCCCCCGAAAAACCGAACCCGACACAAAAAACCAGCAACCCAACACAAACCCAACACAAATAAATCCCTTTAAAATCAATATCCTTAATAACTTTGAGTTGAGTGTGTTGGGTTTGTTGGGTTCTTCTGTTCTCGCANNAGAAAAAAAATCTACCCATCGCCCTCAATGCAAATAACGTCACGCATGCGCGCACGCGATGCCGAACCCAACACACCCAACACAACAGCCGGAAACCCGCGCGAATAGAGGCTTGAAATTGTGTTGGGTAGCTCAAACCAACCCGGCACACACCTGACACACCCAACACACTTTTAGGCGTAATCATGCGGCAGCCGCCTTGATGTGGTCCCAGCTGTCCACATTCCAGCCTGCTAGCTTCGCCTTCGCACGCCAGGCAACAACCATCATGCCCAGCTCGGCCGACTTCAGTGATGGGGGCGGGGAAGCATCCTGATCAACCGGAAAGAAGAACGCACCAAACTTGCGATTACTGCCATCTGTCCACGGTATCGAACGCGTTTTTTCCACTTCGGAGTTGATAAACAGCGAGAATTTCGTCTGACTCATCACGTGTTCTTTGTTGCGCTGGCACCACTCAAGGAATAGCGAGTAAAGATCGGTGGAAAGACACGGCCCCCAAAGCCCCTGACCCAGTTCGCTGTATTTCCACAAGTGCAGGAACGTCTGCCAACCGGCCCGACTCAAGGCCACCAGGCGCTCACGGGCGTCAGTCGATGGCGGACGCGTACGCTGATTGAAGTCACCCAAATCAACCGATAGTAGCCAGCCATACAGCGCCGCGACCCCACCTTGCTCCAACTCCTGACCGATGGCCTTCTGACGATCGACCGGCAACGTC